AAGTTTTAAAAAATGGATTTAAACGCAATTCGTCAGAAACTGCAGTCTATGCAGAATCAAGGTAATGGTCAAGCCAATAATAATAATCGACCAAATTATTTCTGGAAACCTTCTGAAGGTAATTCCAAAGTTAGGATTCTTCCATCAGCATTTAATGCCGCATCACCATTCTCAGAAATGAAAATGTATTATGGTATTGGATCTAAGATGATGGTATCTCCACTAAACTGGGGAGAGAAAGATCCTATTGCTGAATTTGTAAAGCAGCTTCGTCAATCTAATAACTCTGAACATTGGAGATTAGCTAAAACTTTAGATCCTAAAGTACGTATCTATGCTCCAGTAATCGTTCGAGGAGAAGAAAATGAAGGAGTTAAGCTATGGGGATTCGGTAAGATGGTATATGAATCTCTTCTACAATTAATCTTAGATGAGGAAGTAGGTGATTATACTGATGCATATAATGGTCGTGATATTAAAATTAATGTAGTACGTGATCCTAGTGGAGGATATCCTAAAACTACTGTACAGCCATCTATGAATCAATCACCTGTTCATGAGGATGCTAAATTAGCAGAAGAGTTTTTACGTACTCAACCTAACCCATTAGAAGTATTTAAACCACTTCCATTTGATACTATGAAGTTAAATCTTCAGAATTATATTAATCCGGACGGAGGAGATAATGAAGCTGATACTGTAGCTACACCAAGCAATGTAACCACAACAGCTCAACCATCAGCCTTTCCACCACCACCATCTTCTAATCATTCAGAACCACCTGCTGTAAAGAAAAGTAAAGCAGATATGTTTGATGATTTATTTGAAGAAGAGACTTCAGAAGAAGCTCCGTTTTAATTAATAATAGTATTTTATGGCAAAAAGTAAAAAGTCTTTGTCCGAGGCCGTGTCTTCGGAAATCAAGTCGAAATTTGATTTAGGTAAGTTTAAAGAAAAGAAAGGATTAGCAGGAAATGTAAAGTTCAAAGAACAACAATGGATTCCTCTATCTGATGCTTACCAAGATATACTATCAGTACCAGGAATTCCAATGGGACATATCGTTCTACTAAGAGGTCATTCTGATACTGGTAAAACAACAGCGCTACTAGAAGCAGCTGTATCAGCTCAAAAGCGAGGCATCCTTCCAGTTATTATCGTAACGGAAATGAAATGGAACTGGGAGCATGCAATGCAAATGGGGTTAGAAGTAGATACTGAAGTAGATGAAGAAACTGGTGAAGTAGTTGGTTACTCTGGAAACTTTATCTATGTTGATAGAGAAACTCTAAATACTATTGAAGATGTTGCTGCATTCATTATGGATATTATTGATGAGCAGTCTAATGGTAACTTACCATATGATCTTCTTTTCTTATGGGATTCTATCGGAAGTATTCCTTGCGACCTTTCAGTACGTTCTAATAAGAATAATAACGAATGGAACGCAGGAGCAATGTCTACTCAATTTGCAAATAATGTAAATCAGAAGATTGTTCTATCTCGTAAAGAGTCATCTAAGTTTACTAATACTTTAGTTTGTATTAATAAGGTATGGGCTATGAAGCCGGAATCTCCTATGGGTCAACCTAAGTTAATGAATAAAGGAGGTTACTCAATGTGGTATGATGCTACATTCGTAGTTACTTTCGGCAATATTATGTCTGCTGGTACCTCTAAGATTAAAGCAATTAAGGATGGTAAGCAGGTAGAATTTGCTAAGCGAGTAAACGTTCAGGTAGAGAAGAATCATATTAATGGAGTAACTACAAGAGGAAGAATTATTATGACCCCTCATGGATTTATCAAAGATACTCCTACAGCTCTAAATAACTATAAAAAAGATAGAGCCCAAGAATGGTCTGATATCATGGGAGGTTCTACTTTTAATATTGTAGAAGAAGAGCATGATTTAACTGATATCTCAACTTACACTCAAGAACCCTGAATCACATGGAATACTTGGATATCTTAAATAACATTAACGAAAAGGATCAAGAGATTAAATTAAAACCTCATGATAGAGTTTTAATTATTGATGGCTTGAACTTATTCTTTCGTAACTTTGCAACTATTAACTTAACTAATAATAATGGAGCACATATTGGTGGTCTAGGTGGCTTTCTTAGATCAATGGGAACTTTAATTAATAAAGTACAACCAACTTCAATATATGTTATTTTTGATGGTAAAGGTTCTACTGTAAATAGAAAGAATATAAATCCTGATTATAAAGCAAACAGGAACATCAATAGGATTACTAATTGGGATTCATTTAATTCTATAGAAGATGAACATGAGTCTAAATTAGATCAACTATTAAGATTAGTTCAATATCTTAAATTACTACCAGTAAAAATATTATCTTTTGATAAAGCAGAAGCTGATGATATTATATCAGTACTTTGTAAGCAACTATCATATGATAAGAATAAATTATTTATAGTATCTTCAGATAAAGATTTCTTGCAATTAGTAGATGATCATATTGTAGTATATCGACCTACAGAGAAGAAGTTTTATACTTACGATGATGTAGAAAGTTCATTTAATATTAAGCCGGAAAACTTTTTATTATACAAATGCTTACTCGGAGATAATTCCGATAACGTAAAAGGTATAAAAGGTCTTGGTAAAAAGACGCTAGCAAAGAGATTACCTGAATTAGCCAATGAGGAAATACATTTAGGTAAGCTTCATAGTATATGTGAAGAGAAATTAACTACAAATATCTCATATGCTAGAATCTTAGATGATTTTAATACTATAGAAAAGAATTATAAGATAATGAATCTTAAAGATCCTATGGTCACCGAACAGCAGATTCAGGGAGTAAAAGAAATAATTGCACATAAAGAATTAAATTATTACCCTGATGAGTTTGAAAGTTTGCATAATGTTGATAAATTAGGTAATCTGATTAGGAATCCACAACATTGGTTTAATCAGTATTTTAATCAAATTTATAAAATTAGTAAACAATGACCCTATCAAGCTTAAACGCGTACGGAAAGGCTTTTCAGATAAAAGTAATTTCATCATTATTAACACATAAAAAATTTTTAGTAAATATCTTTGACGTTCTAATCGAAGATTATTTTGATAGCGATGCTAGTAAGTGGGTAATTAAACAAATTGTCTCTTACTATGAAAAATACCATACTACACCAACTATGGATGTACTAAAGGTAGAACTAAATAAGCTAGAAAATGATGTATTAAAATTAGCAGTAAAAGAATTACTAAGAGAAGCATACAAAGCATCAGATGAAGACTTAGAATTCGTTCAAGAAGAGTTTTCTAAGTTCTGTCAGAATCAACAACTTAAAGCTGCTCTGTTAGAATCAGTTGACTTACTTAAAACAGGAGATTATGAATCTATTCAATTCCGGATTAAGAAAGCAATGGAAGCAGGTGGTGATAAGAACGTTGGTCACGAATATAATATTGATGTAGAATCTCGGTATAGAGAAGATAACAGAACAGTAGTACCAACTCCATGGCCTGTATTTAATGATTTACTACAGGGTGGATTAGGTAATGGAGACTTTGGATTAATCTTTGGTAATCCTGGAGGAGGTAAATCTTGGCTATTAGTAGCTTTAGGAGCTTATGCTGTAAAAGCAGGATATAATGTTTTACATTATACTTTAGAATTAGGAGAAGGATATGTAGGAAAAAGATATGATGCTACTCTAACTGGTATAAATGTATCTGAAATTAGCTCTAAAGAAAATGTAGCTAGAGTAACCGAAGAAGTAAACCAATTACCAGGAAAATTAATCATAAAAGAATACTCTCCAGGTATTGCAACTATAGATACTATTAGAGCTCATATTGAGAAAGTTAAGAATCTAGGCACCGACCCTGACTTAATAATTATCGACTACGCCGACTTAATGGGGAGCAGAAAAAAAAGCAAAGAACGAAAAGATAGTATTGATGATATTTATCTTAACACCAAGGGACTTGCAAGGGAATTAAATTTACCAATATGGTCTGTTTCACAAGTTAACCGAGCTGGTGCGAAGGATGACATAATTGAAGGAGACAAGGCCGCGGGTTCATATGATAAAATCATGATCACGGATTTTGCTCTTTCTCTGTCACGCAAAAGAGAAGACAAAGTAAATGGAACGGGTCGATTTCATTTGATTAAAAATCGATATGGAATGGATGGAATGACCTATGGGGTGAAAGCGGACACCAATGTGGGTAGATTTGAGGTATTTGATTATGATGAAGATCAATATCTAACACCACAAACCCAACCGTCAAGTAATGGAGACATGAACAGTTTTGATAGAAAGATATTAGCTAACGAATTTTTTAAACTAAACAACAATGGGAATATTCCAGCCTAGACCATTTTATAAACCATTTGAATACGGAGACATAACAAACCCTTTAATTGATGCAATGTGGGCATCACATTGGACAGTTAATGAATTTAATTTTACTAAAGATATACAAGACTTTAATACTAATTTAACTGAAAAAGAAAGACAGGTAGTAAAGCGTGCATTACTAATGATCTCTCAAGTAGAAGTATCAGTAAAAAGTTATTGGTCTAATGTCGGAAAACTTATACCTAAACCAGAAATCTCAGAAATGGGATCAGTATTTGGTGGAGTAGAAGTTATACACTCAAGAGCTTATTCTGAAATTTTAACTAAGCTAGGATTAAATGATGAGTTTAGTACTTTGCTGGATACTGAAATTGTAAAGAATAGAGTTAAGTATTTAACAAAATATAATGAAAAAAATTATGTAGATGATAGAAAAAATATCTACTATTCGTTAGCATTATTTTCTTTATTTACTGAAAACGTATCTTTATTTTCTCAGTTTTATACTATTTTAGGATTTAACAGATATTATAATGTATTAAAAGATACTGCTAATGTAGTACAGTATACTTCAAAAGAAGAGAATTTACATGCTGCTGGTGGTATTGCTATACTTAATAAAATCAGAGAAGAATATCCAGAAGTAGTTGATTATACTATGGAGCTTAAAATATATGAAGAAGCTAAAGAAGCATATGATGCTGAATTAAGACTTATTGAATGGATATTAGATGGGTATGAAAATGATTTCTTATCTTATGATATATTAAAAACATATTTAGGAATAAGAATGAACGACTCATTGGAAAAGATAGGATTTGAAAAATTGTTTGATGTAGATGAGAATCTAGCAGAAAAAACGTTATGGATGGAAGAGGAAATATATGTTCCTGCCTTAACAGATTTCTTTCATAAGAAACCTATTGATTATCAAAAAGCAATGAAAAGCTTTGACGCAGGTGAATTATTTTAATTAGTAAAATTTAAGGAATGTATTGGTTAAACGAACAGTCTAGGACTTTCTTGGAAAGAGACTACCTCCTTCCAGGTGTAACAGCAGAGCAAAGAATTAAACAAATCTGTGATAGAGCAGAAGAAATTTTAGGTATTGATGGATT